CTGATCGGGAGACCGTGGCAAGGTGGTGTGAGAAGTGGCCCGACCTAGCTGCGGCCATTGCGCGCGCGCGGGAGGACGGTTTCATGGAGCGGGCTGAACGGGCGGTGATTGCCGCAAAGACGGCGGAAGATGCGCAGAAGGGGCGGCTTGCATTTGACGCTGAACGCTGGTTTCTGGGCAAGGTCTCTAAGGCGCTGGGTGACAAGACTGTCATCGCTGGTGACAAGGACAACCCTCTGCGGACGGAAGTGAAGCACGATCTATCCGATGCTCCAGAAGAGGTGCTGCGGTATCTTGCGGACAAGGGGCGTAGTGAAGGCTGACGCGTCCCTGATCCTTGCTGCCGAGCGCGAGTTAAGCAGGCGGTCACTTGCGGAGTTTGCCAAGCGAGCATGGCCGGTGCTAGAGCCAGCGACTCCGCTCAAGTGGGGCTGGGCGCTTGACTGCATGTGCGAGCACCTTGAGGCGGTCAGTCGTGGCGAGTTAAGGCGCCTGCTGATGAACGTTCCGCCAGGTTCAATGAAAAGCCTGTTAACGGGGGTGCTGTGGCCTGCATGGGAATGGGGGCCGGGTGCGCGTCCTGAATTGCGGTATCTTGGAACGGCGCACAAGCAGGACTTGGCTGTTCGCGACAACATGAAGTGCCGCCGCCTGATTCAATCGACGTGGTATCAGGAACGCTGGCCGCTGGCGTTGGTGGGCGACCAGAATGCCAAGACCAAGTTCGAGAATGACGCCACCGGATTCCGTGAGGCTATGGCGTTCACGTCTATGACCGGCTCACGCGGCGACAGGGTGATCCTCGACGACCCGCACAGCGTGGACGATGCGAACAGCGTGGTGAAGCTACAGGCCGACATCATGACATTCCGCGAGGCGTTGCCGTCGCGCGTGAACAATGACGAGTCGGCAATCGTTATCATCATGCAAAGGCTGAACGAGAAGGACGTGTCTGCCACCGCCCTAGAGTTGGGCTATGACCATGTGTGCATCCCCATGCGATATGAAGCCGGCCGGAGCAAGTGGATCGTTGGCAAGGGCGACCCGCGCACGACTGAGGGCGAACTGATGTTCCCCGAGCGATTCCCCCCGGAGCAGGTCGAGGAACTGGAGAGGACGCTAGGCAGTTACGCCACGGCTGGGCAATTGCAGCAGCGCCCCGCGCCGCGCGATGGCGGGCTGTTCAATCTGGGATGGTTCAAGACATGCGCCGTATTGCCGAACGATCTTACCAGCACGATCCGCTTTTGGGACTTGGCAGCGACAAAGAAGCATGGTTCAAGCGACCCTGACTGGACGGCTGGGGTGCTGATGTCACGGCGCAAGGGTGGGGGCTTTGTCATTCATGGGTGCCGCCGCTTCCGTGGGACGCCGATGGAAGTCGAGACTGCAATCCTGCAACAGGCATCACTGGACGGTAGGGACGTGATCGTCGGCCTGCCCCAGGACCCCGGCCAAGCGGGCAAGGCGCAGGCTGACCAATTCGTTCGCAAGCTGGCTGGCTATCGCGTCAAGGTGGTGAGGCCAACGGGCGACAAGGCAACTCGAGCCATGCCGTTAGCAGCGCAGGCAGAGGCGGGCAACGTCGAGATACTGGTGACGGGCGATCCTGCGCTTGATGCGTGGGTGCAGCCGTTCCTCGACGAAATGTGCATGTTCCCTGCTGGCGGGCATGATGACCAAGTGGACGCTGCGTCTGATGCCTTCAATGAACTGGCGCTTCGCAAGCCGGGTTACAACATTCACGGCATCATTGGGAAGTGACGGGGCGGTAAAGATTTCGCGGCGGTAAGGCCAAGGGGATTGCATGGCGTTTGTAACAGACAACCTTAGCGCGGCCATCAAGGGCCTTGGTCCAATGATGGGGGGCTATCAGGACGGCCCACTAACCCAGCTATTCACGCATGACCTTGCGCTGATCGCGTATCAGTCCAGCGGCATGATGAAAAAGGTTGTGGCCCTGCCCGCAACGGCCCGGACGCAGAAATGGCGTGACTGGCAGGCTGATGACGAACAGATTGAACTGATCGAAGCGGAGGAAAAGCGCCTTAACCTCCGCGCCAAATATGGACAAGCCGAGTTGCTTCGTGGCGTCGGGGGCGGTGCGCTAATCCTCGTGGCCGAGGGCGAGCATGACCAGCCGCTGACCCCGGAGCAGATTCGTGCGGGCGGGTTGGTGGCCGTCAACGTGGTGTCGCGCTGGCAGATCGACCCGGTGGACTTCGACAAAGAGATTACGTCCCCTACCTATGGCGAGCCAGCCATGTTCGAGGTGGCGACGGAGAAGACGGGCAGGCAGCGGATCCACCCCAGCCGGGTGATTGCGTTCCGTGGTCCGCCTTTGCCCGCTGGCCGCTTTGTCAATGACGTGGAGCAATACTGGGGCGACAGCCGCTTGCTCCGGGTGTTTAACGCCGTCATGCGGTCGGATAACGCGCAAGAGTGGTTCGCGGCCTTGGTGAAGAAGGCCAAGCTGCTCCGGTTCGGCATCCCCGGCCTTAGCGAGATGGACGGGGACGTGGCTACACAATCCCTGCAACAGCGCCTTGCCCTGATCGCGCATTGCGAGAATATCCTAAGCGCCACGGTCTATGATGCTGGCGACGGAAAGGACGGCAGCAACCCCGGCGAGGTCATCACCGACTTTACGATTTCATTCACTGGCATCCCTGAAATGGCCGACATGTTCGACCTTCGCGTTAGTGCGGTGGCGGACATCCCGTTTACGATCCTGATGGGCCGATCGCCCGCTGGCATGAACAGCACTGGCGAGCATGACATGGAGTCGTGGCGCGATACCGTGTCGGACGGGCAGGAGAACGAACTAAGGCCGTGCATGGAGGCGCTCGATCCTTTCCTGCTCCGGTCTGCTGGCATTGCGAACATCGACGGGGTGTGGTGGCAATTCGCACCGCTCGATACGCCGGACCAAAAGGAAAGCGCGGAGACATTCAAGCTTACGTCCGAGGCGATCAAGAATATACGAGAGGCCAACGTGGTGCCCGACGTTGCGATGAACGAGGCGGCGCAAAACACGCTGCTGGAGCGCGGCTGGATGCCGGGGCTTGAGGGCGCGCTTGACAAGCTGTCCGATGACGAACGCTTTGGCATTGTGACGAACATGCCTGAGGCAGGTGAGGATGACGGCGATCCTAGCGCCATTGCTGTGCCGGAGAATGCGGAATGACCGGCCCCATCACCGTGACCATGCAAGCAACCTACGCGCCATGGTTTGATCGTTACGTTGCCGCCCTGTCCCATGCCTGCCTTTGCGTTAGCCACCTATCGCCGCGTTTTGGCCTGTGGCTGTTCAACAAGGGCTTTGCGCTGGCGTCTCGATACGGAATCAAGATGACGCTAACGGATGCAGTATAACCTCGCCACCCTAGCAAAGCGCCAACGCAACATTCGCCGGTCGGAGATAACCCTGCCGGTGATTGTGGCGCCTGCCATATACGCAAGCGACCTGTTCACCTCATGCTATCGGCCGATCGTTGACCTATGGGCGTCATCGGTTGACGAGATCGTGCAGGAGTATGCGCGCAGTCTATCGGACATGGTGACGGATTCCCCCGAGGACGTGCAGGCGATCATCGACGAGGTGGAGCGCAGTGCTGTGGCCTTATCGCTATCGCTGACGCCGCAGGTGCAAGGCTGGGCGCTCAAGGTCGAGCAATACATACGGACGCGCTGGGCCGGAGCAGTGCTATCGGCGACGGGTGTGCGTCTGGACACGATGCTGGGGCCGGAGGACGTGCGCGCCACGCTGCAAACGTATATCGGCTGGAACGTGGACCTGATCAAGGATGTCTCTGCCCAAGCCAGGCAACGTATCGCCAATGCGGTGTTCTCTGGATTCCAGAACAGGACGCCAGCGCGAGAGGTGGCAAAGCAGATCCGCGAGGCTGTGGCTATGTCGCGGCGTCGATCCACGCTCATTGCCTCCGACCAATTGTCCAAGCTATCCTCTGCCCTAGCCGATGAGCGCGGGCGGGAAGCGGGCCTGATTTGCTGGAAGTGGGTGCATAGTGGGAAGCGTCATCCCCGCAAGCATCACCTAGAGCGCAACGGGTTCCTCTACAGCAGCGTCAAGGCCGAGCAAGGCAAGCACGTCAAGGGCGTGATCGTCCGCGTTCCGCCGGAGCAGGATGATTGGCCGAGCCGTCCGCCGTGGTGCGGGTGCTCGCAGCAATTTTTGCTTGTGCTAGAGTTCGACGAGGATAAGTGATGTGGAGCCAGTCAGAGGAATCGAACCCCTGCTGGAAGATTAAAACGTCGCAAAAGTGCGGCGGGTTAAGGAGCCGCCCTCCTATTGTGCGTTCTTATGCGATGGCAGTTGGAACAAACCACCTCGCATTTTGCTATTTCAGCCATTAAGCGCTTCATTGACACCTTCTTGCCCGCGCTTATATTAAATGATTTTTCACTTCCGGGCAAGTGGTCGAAATCCATGGCGCAGGGATGATATTTCACGCCGCAATCCGCGCATGGCTTATCTTTTTTACTATCTATGAAAAGCTTTGCTTTGCCTTCCCACTTTCTAGCCTTTTCAGAGTAGGATTGCTTATTTTTTCTGTAATGCATTCTGGCATATTCTCTCATGCAAGGCTTGCAGCTATAGGATAGCTTCCCAACCCCCTTTGAGGACGTCCCGAATTCAGACAGGGGGAGCACCGATCCACATGACGCGCATTTCTTCATAGGGGAAATATAGTAAGGGTATCAGAAAATACAATACCTGATCGATTCAAGGTAAGGCAAGCGCGACCATACAAAAGGCGCATTCTACCATTGAACTAGACCGGCATAAGTGACGGGCTTCCACCGTCTGCGGGCTGTGCACTGCGCTGGCCCAATGGCCAACGCACCCTCTGCCGACATTCCCCATACGTGCCGGGGCGGCTTCCCATGTCTATCGGCGTCAGCCATGGGCAACCTGAATAAGTTGGCGACGGTGGGATTCGAACCCACGTGCACGGGTATCAAAGCACGATTAGTCCACTCGGTTCCCATGCTTACCGACTAATGCAGAGCCGTTAAACCACTCCGGCACGTCGCCATAAAGGGGTGATGGCGCTGGCATTTCACCAACCCGCTCACGAATGATAACGGCACGTTCAGAAACCATCACCCCGAGCCGCTTAACGCGCGGTAACGTCCGGTTCCATTGCAATGCGCAACCGGCAAGCGTTCTTATGGGAGGCGTCCGACTCGAACGAACCTATGGTATGCCCGACAAGCGGACCCACTTCCTCCCAGCCTGCCGCACGGTTTATCAGTCCGCTGCAGGAAACTTCCCATGCATTTAACGCCAGCATGGTAGGCGGGTTGCTTTTTGACGGAGGAAGCAACCGAAGTCCGT